GGCGCGGAGGGAAATCAAGATGAAACTTTATGAGTTAACAGAGCAGTTTTTAGCGTTACAGGATCTGGTTTATGATCCGGAGGTAGATGATCAGGTTCTGCAGGACACGATGGACGGCCTGTGGGGAGAAATTGAGGAGAAGGCAGATGGTTATGCCAAGATCATCACAGGAATGAAGTCAGATATCGAGGCGCTGAGAGCAGAAGAAAATCGTTTGGCTGCCAGAAGAAAGGCTCTGGAGAACCGCCAGCAGGCATTAAAGAACAATCTGGAAGCCAATATGCGCGAGATGGGCAAAATCAAGTTTAAGACAGCACTGTTCAGCTTTAACATTCAGAAAAACGGAGGTCTGCAGCCGCTGGTCATTGATGGTCTTCTGGAAGACATTCCGGGAAGATTCCTGATCCCGCAGCCACCGGTTCCGAACAACGAAGCTATCCGTAAGCTTCTGGATGAGAAGCAGGTTGACTGGGCACATCTGGAGCCGCGGGGCGAAAGCCTGCGGATTCGCTGATGGATCGGGAGGGCATTGGACCGTTTCGCATGCAGCTACTCATGGAAGTAGCTGCGAAAGCGGTCAAGATCATGACAACAGGTGTATGGCATCTGTCATTCGATGAAATGGATGTAGTGCTGGATTACATCCGGTGCGGCATTGATGCCTACAAGCGGAAATACGAGGAGGAAAAGAAAGATGTTTCTTAAAATCAGTGAATTCAAGAAGGCCATGAAGTCGGCCCTGAAGACAACCGGCGGCTTATATGTCGGGAATCTGGATGATCATTATCTGGTTTACACCAGTTTTTGGGGTGTCTATGTAGAGAGCATGTATGCGACCAATAAGTTCAAGGCAGCTATCATGGAGCTGATCGGTGATATGCCGGACGAAGAAACCTGTTACAAATATTACATCGAAGACAAGCAGCTGAAGATGGAGTGCGAACTGAAACCGCATGATCCATATGCGGCATGGAAGACGGCAAAGGATTTTGCCTGCAGCGTTCCGATGGTATTGACGAACGACTATCATGAGCTGTCCCTATATCAGCGCTATAGTGATAAAGATTATCTGACAGCAATCAGAGAGTGGACTGACGGAATGATTTCGCCTGCAGAGTTAGAGCCGATGAGGGAGCATATGCCGGGAAGGCCTAGCGTATCACCTTCCGGACACACGCTCTATTTTAAGAGCGAAACGATGCTGTACTGGGTTTTCGGCATGAATGTATCGGAAAAGACGCGGGACGCGATATTTGCCCGCATGAAAGACCTGGATTTCTTCGAGGATGACTGGCTGAGCAAAGCGGTAAAAGAAACTGACGAGGCAGAGCCACTGCCATATTAAGGAGGGCATTATGGGATTACCTGTTTTAGTTTATGGAAAGTCCGGCAGCGGAAAGAGCCGGAGTTTAAAGTTTTTTGATGAGCATGAGGTGGTGCTGCTTAACACGGAGCGGAAGGAATTACCTTTCCGCAAACGCTTCCGGAAGACCGGTGCTAGCGATGATATCAATCAGATCATTGCTACGATCAACAAGAATCCGGAGAAGGTCTATGTGATTGATGACGCCGGGTATATTATGACCCATCTCTTTATGTCGCAGCACCGGAATAAGAAGGGGAACGCTTCTTTCGAGATGTACGATGACATTGCGGATGCTATGTATGGTCTGGTGAAGCGGATCAAAACCGAAGTCACGGATCCGGATAAGATCGTGTATATCATGTTTCACGAGGATACCGATGATTTTGGCATTTCCAGGCTTAGAACGATCGGCAAGCAGCTGGATCGCAAGGTTTGCCTGGAGGGAATGGTAACGATCTGCATCCGGTGCATGAGCGAGAATGGGAATCATTTCTTCCGCACGGTTACAGATGGTTCCGATATTACGAAGACCCCGGAAGATATGTTTGAATCACCTGAAATTGAAAACAATCTGAAAGTGGTTGATGATACCATCCGGGATTTCTATGGATGGGAGAAATATAACCCCAAGGAGGACAAGCAGTCATGATTAAGAAACCGGTAGGATACGATGAGGCAGCAGCTTACACAGGAGAATTCCAGCAGCTGCCGAAAGGGAAATATGTGTGCGTCATTAAGCAGGTAACCACCCAGGAATCAAAGAACGGCAATCAGCAGTTTGTGATTCTGTATGATATCGCAAAGGGTGAGTACAAGGACTTTTACAAGAAGATGTTTGATGGCGATAAGGCCCGGAATCCGATGGGCGCAAAATGGCGCGGTGTGTTTAAACAGAACATGGAGGGCAAGGGACTTTCCTGGTTCAAAGGCATCATCACTTCGATTGAGCGCTCCAATAACTTTACCTTCCAGTGGGATGCAATCGACAATGAAAAGCAGATGATCGGCAAGGAATTTGGCGGCATCTTCCGCCTCCGTCAGTATGAAGCATCTAATGGAAACCGCCCATTTGTAACGGAGCTGTTCCAGATCCGCAGCGTGGCTGGCCTGGCGGAGGCAGAGGTGCCGGAAGATGAGCTGTTGCAGGATCCGCCGGTGGGCCAGACTACTCCGGTGAACCACGGAACGCCATCTGCAGTAGGTGACGGATTCGTAGATATTCCGGAGGGAGCTGGCAATGAAGGAATCCCGTTCATGTGATCCGGAGCTTTACAGCAAAATTAAAGATGCAGTGAGCATGCAGCAGGCCGTGGAATACTGCGGCCTGCATATTTTAAACGGAAAATGCCTCTGCCCGTTCCATCATGACACCCGGCCGTCCATGAAGATCTACCCAAACGGAAAAGGGTATTACTGCTTTTCCTGCGGCGCTGGCGGTGATCAGATTAAGTTTGTAGCCGGTTATTTTGGCATTGGCAATTATGAGGCGGCTAAGCAGCTTGCAACAGCGTTCCAGATTCCAATCCAGGAACCGGTGACGTACCGGGAGAAGCGCGAAGCAGATAAACGAAACCGTTTAAAACGCGAATTACGCGATTTTGTGTCTTATGCAAGGAAATGGCTGGTTGTGTATCGAGGGCTGCTCTGTGAGGCAATCAGAGAGCGTAGCGGACATTTCTATGAGGCACTTGGCAATATCACTTACGTGGAATATCTGATTGAATGTCTGGATCAGTGCCCGAAAGAATTATACGCAGACAAGAAGGCGGTGAGTGAAATTGGAAAAGTCGAACGAAGAGTTATTGACTGGTATAACTAAGCTGGAGAGGCAGAACCCGTTTCCGGATGAAATCTTTTACCGGATCTTTGAAATCGAGGATAACGTGGAGCGGCAGAAGTATATTGAGGCATTGCGGAACGAGGCTAAGATATTAAAGCGGAGTACGGAGTTTAACAACCTGCTGAAACAGTTCCAGCTTGACTATATCCAGCGGATGCGCCAGACCGGAAATAAAACGGCTTTTACCGATCAGCCGCTGGAACTGATCTGTGCAGAGTGGAGCGCTACCGATATGGGGGTAAAAACGGTCCGCTATGATAAGAACATGCAGCCGATTCCGGTGATTGCCTGCAGCCATCCAATCATGCCGGTGGAGATTCTGAAAAACGTGGATACATCAGAAGAGCGGATCACGCTGGCCTATTTCAAGTCCGCATCCTGGCAGCATATCACGGTAGACCGGTCAGTATGCGCCAATACCAATAAAATTGTGGATGTATTGTCCCAGTATGGTATTGAGGTTACATCTGATAATGCGAAGAGTCTGGTACGCTATATCAGTGACTGTGTGGGATACAATCCCGTGGCTTTAGAACCGAAGAAATCCATTAACCGCCTGGGATGGGTCGGCGCAGCCTTTACACCCTACGAGAAAGATATCCGGTACGAGGGTGGTCTGGATTATGAGGCAATCTTTAAAAATGTGTCTGAGAAGGGCAATTTTGACGCCTGGAAGGCACTTTGCAGTGATCTGCGGAAGAATATACCCCTGCGCATGATGATGGCTGCAAGCTTTGCTTCCGTGCTTCTGGAACCGCTTAAGGTGCTGCCGTTCGTGCTGCATTTATGGGGCACGACCGGAACAGGAAAGACCGTGGCGCTTATGGTGGCTATGTCCATCTGGGGCAATCCGCGGATGGGCGGCCTGGTAAAGACCATGAACATGACCAAGAATGCCATCATGCGTAACGCAGCTTTTCTTTGCAGCATTCCTTTTGCAGGGGATGAGTTGCAGACCATCAAGGACAAATGGCAGGGCAATTTTGACCAGCTGATCTACCAGATCACGGAGGGCGTGGACCGCGGCAGAGCGAAAGCATATGGTGGCGTAGAGGATACCAAAACCTGGAAGAACAGCTTTATCTTTACCGGTGAGGAACCGATCACGAAGGTAAATTCCGGTGGCGGATCCAAAAACCGTGTGATTGAGATTGCGATTGATGGTCCGCTGGTGGCGGATGGCCATTATGTGAGCAGCATGGTGCAAGAGAATTATGGTTTTGCAGGGAAAAAATTCGTTGAGTACATACAGGAAACAGAATTCTGCAAGATCATGGACCGGTACCGGGAAATCTTTGAGGCGCTTTGCCAGCTGGATACTACAGATAAACAGGCGATGGCTATGGCCTGCATGCTGCTGGCAGATGAGATTGCAGTAAAGCTCTTTTTTACAGCGGAGCAGCCGCTGCAGATTGCCCAGGTAAAACAATACCTGCAGAGTACGCGTGACGTAGATACTGCAGAACGCGCGTATCAGCAGGTGTTAAACTGGGCGGTAAAGTACCAGGTCCGTTTCGAGGATCCGAAAGAAGAGAACTCGCTGAATAAGGGCGAGGTCTGGGGGAAGATTGATGGCGGTAAGCTGATTGTGAACCGAGACGTGCTTTTAAGCTTCTTAGATCAGAATGGCTTTGATTATACAGCCGTGAGTCGGAAGTGGGCAGAAAAAGGGTATCTGGTGCGCAATTCGCAAGGGAAAATGGTGCATCAGACGAAGGTATATGGAATCAAATCGAGCTATATCAAATTTAACTTGCCAGAGGATGATGACACAACGGACAGGGATGGATTTATGCAGATCGAGAAATATGAGCAAGAGACATTGCCCTTTGATTAAAAAGTCTTACCTGCTTCCCAAAAGGTAAGACCTTGGTAAGACCCTGGAAGCCGCATAAATACTGGCTTTTTTAATAAGGTCTTACCTGTCTTACCAGTCTTACCTGTTATATAGTCTCGTGACGCGAGGAAAAAACATCATTATTTTTTCTCTTATAAAAATATAGACTTATTATCCGGGTTTTTAGGTAAGACAGTAAGACCCTAAGTAAAATAAGGGCTTGCGGGCATTTTTCAGGTAAGATTCGGGAAAGACATTTCTGGAAAATGGTAAGACCGCAGCGATAAGGAGATGAAAACAATGAAGATGAGCAATAAATCAGCCGGTACGAAGTTCGAGAGAGAATTTACCGCCCGGCTGGCAGCAGAAGGTTTCTGGGTACATCGCTTCCAGGACAATAAAAACGGTCAGCCGTGCGATGTGATTGCAGCCAGAAACGGAGAGGCGTATCTGTTTGACTGCAAGGACTGCCAGAGAGAAGTGTTTGACTTAAGACGCATGGAAGAAAATCAGTACAATGCAATGCAGTTTTTCTATGTAACTGGAAACAGTCGCGGGATGTTTGCAGTGAGGTATCCGGATGAAGCGATCTTTCTGGTAGACTTCCAGCTTCTTGACAGTTTAAAGAATGACGGAAAGAAAAGCATTTCTAGAACTGACATGACTACATATGGACGGACGCTGGAGAGCTGGCTAGACGAACTTAAAGTAACAAGGATGGGTGATAGAGATGGTTGTGGAGATTGGATCTGAGATCCGGATTAAGAATGCCTCAAAAGAACTGAACGCCTGGGCGCAGGAAAATCTGATCATTCCGAATCCGCGGTACCGAGAGCGGGAACGCCGCGGGCTCTGGACGGGGAACACACCAAAGTATCTGTGGCTCTACCGGGTGGATGGTTCCGACCTGATTGTGCCGACAGGTACAGGAAAGCAGGTGCGTCAGTTCCTTTCTGGCAGAGACAAGATAAGCGTTCAGCTGGCCGACAACGGGATTTTAGACTATCAGAACAACGTTCCCTTGTATGACTATCAAAAAGCCGCCGTGGAGGCAATGCGGCACACCAGCTGCGGAATCCTGCAGAGTCCTTGTGGATCTGGAAAAACACAGATGGGCATTGCGCTGGCGGCGGCGCTTGGGCGTAAGGTTCTGTGGGTTACCCACACGCAGGATTTGTTGGCGCAGTCCCTTGCCAGGGCGGAGCAATACTTTCCAGCGGAGACACTAGGGACGATCACAGCCGGAAAGGTCCGGCTTGGCAGCCACATGACTTTCGCAACCGTGCAGACCCTCAGTAAACTGGATCTGGCGCAGTACCGAGAAGCATGGGATGTGGTAATTGTGGATGAGTGCCACCGCTTGGCAGGGTCCCCGACGCAGGTAACCATGTTTTACAAGGTTATGAACAATCTGGCAGCCAGATACAAATATGGCCTATCTGCGACGGTACATCGGTCTGATGGTATGATCAAGAGTACATTTGCCGTTCTGGGGCCTGTGGCCTACCAGGTGCCGGATGAGGCAGTGGCGGACAAGACCATGAAAGTTCGGATCTGCCGGCGGGATACCGGAATCGCAATCAACCGGAGCTGTCTGGACACGGACGGCACACTGGTTTACAACGAGCTGCTTTCCTACCTGGGAGAAAGCCGGGAGCGAAATGAGCTGATCGTGAGGGACCTGGTCAGCCAGACCGGTCATTCTTGCCTGGTGCTGGCAAGCCGCCTGGAGCAGCTGCGAAATATCAGAAATATGCTTCCGAAAGAGCTGCGAGAGGTATCGGCCATGATTGATGGCAGCATGACCAGCAAGCGCGGAAAGGCAGAGCGGGAAGCGGCCATCGAGGATATGCGGGCCGGTCGGAAGCGAATCTTGTTTGCATCCTTCGGCTTGGCGAAAGAAGGACTGGACATTCCGAGGCTGGACAGGCTGTATCTGGTATCACCGCAAAAGGATTATGCGGTGGTTACCCAGTCTATTGGCCGGATTGCTAGAAAAGCAGACGGAAAGACAGATGCCGTGTGCTACGACTATGTGGATGATATCCAGTTCTGCGAAAATCAGTTCAAGCGGAGGAAGACTCATTACAGGAAGGCTGGGTGTATTTTATGACAAGAAGTGAAGAACAGGCCGCGCTGGCAAAAGGTGTCTGGTGTGATTCTTATAACTTTTACCTGAAATATCATGGTCGTCCTGCTGATCAGAAGTTTTGGAGTGAAGCCACAGAGGATTTTCGAGAAATCATAAAGAAGTATGAAGGGGCTGCAGCGTGCGGGCGGATTATGCTGGCGGCGTTCAGTTTGTTGGAGGAGGAAAACCGATGAAAATCAGATTATCAGCACAGGGCATGTCCCTGAATGTAGAGGTAACGGATGATAAGGCTATGACCGTATACCGCGGGATGGCGGAGAAGCTGCTTGTCCATGCTGAATTACAGAAAACCACAGCGACACCAAAAGCACTGAATAAACCGGAAGTTGTGATTACAAGGCCAGATAAAAAATCTTCGCTTGATACATATGACGATGTATTTGAGCATATCAGATCAGCTATTAAGGCCGAGCAACGGATTGAAATTGAATCTGGACAGGAAGATGATGAAGATCTTCCGGAAGAACCTGCAGAAGAAAATGCCCCCCCACAGGAGCCGGATATGACAGATAAGACAAAAGGGTATAAAGGTTTTCTGATGATTCGCTGTAAAGGATGCGGGCACACAAGAGCATTTTACAGCAAGTATGAACTGAACTTGTATAAATGCCAGGAGTGCGGCGAGAAAACCATCCTGGAGGACCTGCGGCTGCTGTGGGCAAATTGCGAGTGCGGTCAGCGAGCACATTACTATACCAATGTTGACGACCCTGTGACTGAGGTTAACTGCCTTGTCTGTGGGGCACCGGTAGCAGTCGGGTGGAACGCAAAGAAAAAATGCTATCAGACGATAAAGGAGAAACAGTGATGAATAGATTAACTCAGAAACGGGTAAATGGAATCAAAACCGGTTACTGGTCCACCAGTAAGAAGGATGAGCTGGTGACGAGACTGGCAGAGTATGAGGACACCGGGTTGAATCCGGAAGAGGTGCTGCGGCTGAAAAAGAACGCAGTGTAGTGGATTCCGGTGACGGAGCGGCTGCCAGAAGATGGATATTATCTTGCAACGCTTGACGGCGAACTTGTTGGTCAGGAGGAGCCGTTTACAGGAATGTGCGGCATTGAAAATGGCAAATGGGATGATGAGGACTGTGTTATGGCTTGGATGCCATTGCCAGAGCCATACCGGGAGGGATGAGCGCTATGGAATTCGTGTTGCTTGAAAAAGGGAAAGCCGAAAAGATTGATCGGCTGCTGGAACGTTATGGGCGGATCCAGCGCCGGAGGGCCTGGTACAAGCGTTGCCGGACAGGCGGGAAGCGGAAGTAAATTCTATGACTAATTTATGACTTTCTATGACTAAACTTAATTAAGATTTAGTGGAGGTGTAGAACTTGCCAAAGGATAAATTTGCGTTATCAAAAAAACATGAATATCTGATATTAAAAATAAGCGATATCCCAACTGTTGATGACATAACTCATAGCACATGGTCAAGGGACTTGCGCGATGGAAGGTTTACTGATTTTAGATACAACACTGAAGACGCTCTATTAATGATAATAGAAGCTCTTACAAGAGGAACACAACTAGAAGATATTGGTAAAGAAATATCAGAGAGAGCGAGGGCGGTTTTTGATTATTATGCAGATAAGATTAACTAAACTGAAATTAAGATTTGGAGAAAAGAGGTTTTAATGAATGGAAAAATATATACAGATTTATAGTTTAAGTGAAGCAATGGATAACGAAACAGTTTGTGCTTGTTATCCGCACCCCCCGAAAAATATTTCTGGTAGAAAAAATGAAGAGCGTATGCTAAATGCGGAAAAAGAAGCAAAAGAGGGCAAATGTAAATTGTTGGTTTGGAGAACCATCAATAAGCCTTGCGAAGATATAGCTTATGCATTGGCTCCACGAGACGTTGAGCAGATTGTTGCAAAATACAATAACGCCAAGATTGCAATGAAGGAATATTGCGAACACAATAGTCCTGAATATAACATTGAATACGGAAAAGCACTTGCACTTGAAAGTGTACTTGCGATGCTTGGATTTGATGTTGATGAAATGCGAAGAAAATACTGGGTTGGTAGGTAATGCAACGAAACTGAAATTTGGAGGTGCCAATGTATAAAAACAAAGAGGGCTATCCGGATCCGACCGCAGGTCGGGCAGTCCGGAAGGCAGACAAGCCGCCGGAGGAAGTAATTAACTTCCGGCGGGCCATGAAACTGATGAGTGTGATCTGCCATGTGCGGATCCTGGGCAAGGTGACCGTGGTTGACGATAAGGGGAGGCGGTGGTAGTGGCTGTAACCAAAAGATACAAGATTTATCGTCGCGGGGAGCTGATCGGGGAGTATACGGCAGTGGAAGCGGCTGCCATACTTAAGTGTACACCCGGGACTGTCCGGGTATATGCCAGCGGCGGTAATAAACTCTATGGCGAGTATACGTTTGAGCCAGTTGTAACGGAGCCGATCAGCAAGGCGGACAAGCCATGGACGATGACCAAGGCGCAGGCTAAGGACTGGGAAGAGACGCGGCAGCGGCTTTTGAGTAGTGGAGCGGATCTGAGCCGGCATGTGCTTAAGCCGGAGCCAGGATGGAGATGATGCAACGTAATGAGAGTAGATGGATTCTTTTTCCTGAAAATGATGATGAGATTGGCATTATTTTTAATGACATTTTATCTAGGGTTCAGCGTGATAAAACGAGGAAAAGTTGAACTGCATGAATATGTCTGGATGTGGGTGTTTTGTCTTTGCTGGACATTGGTGTTTTTCTTAAAAAGATAAGGCGTGTTGGAGGAGGTGAATCCATTGGACAAGCAGATTTTGAAAGATTACATAGATGCCTGCGCCCAGGTCAAAGAGACCAAGGAAGTGTTGTTGAAACTTCGCAAGGCCAAGAAGCGGCGGGAACTGGATGCGGTGAAAGGATCCTCACATGAGTTTCCTTATACGGCTCAGACCTTCCATATCGAGGGGATTGCATATCCGTTGGTACAGGATCCGGGAGAGGAGGACCGCCTGGAAGAGATCCTGCGGGAGCGGCTTCGAAATGCTGAGAGGATAAAGCACGACGTGGAGGCGTGGCTGAATACGATTTCTATGCGGATGCAGCGGATTATCCGGTATAAGATATTTGAGGAAATGACATGGAATGAGGTTGCTGAGAGGATGGGGCGCAAGGCAACGGAATTGAGCATCAAAAAAGAATATCAGAGATTTATGGATGATAAATAAATTTGTCCCGAATGTCACACATGTCACGAATCAAGATGTTATAGTGTAGCATGAAGCCAAAGGCGTACAGCTGGCGGCTTCGCTTGCTGATTTGATTACACAATACAATCCCACCCCTGCCGGGTGTTACAGCCTGGCTGGGGATTTGGTTGGCAGCTACCGATTACAAATAGCTGCAGCGCAGTTCCCCGACTGCGCACAATATCGCGAGGTAGAGCAGTCTGGCAAGCTCGTCGGGCAAAATAAAAGAAAGGTGGTGCCATGAATGAATTCCAATACAATCGGAAATATGACTGAAAGCGTTATTTTGTCAGAATTTCAGAAATTGGAGATTCCTGTGAGCATTCCTTTCGGTCGTAATGAGCCATATGATTTTGTTATAGATACAAAAGATGGATTTAAGTCGGTGCAGGTTAAACACGGGCTTTATAAAAATGGTTGTGTCGTTGCTGAGATAACCCACAAGAGAACTTATAAGAAAACGCAGAAGGATTCCTATAAAGGCGTTGTGGATTACATAGCTATCTGGTGCAGTCAGATTAACAGATCCTATCTTTTGGATTTAAGTAATTTCAGGGCGAATAAAGCCGCATGTCTTCGAATCGAGGCACCGCAGAATAATTCGTGTATCAGCACGATTATTTGGGCGGCTCCTTATGAGCTTAAGAAGGTTGCAGCATTATTAAAACGATGATGCCGGAGGTCGCAGGTTCAAATCCTGCCTTCGCTATTTGCTTCAGAAGAAGCCCTCTTTCATGAAAGCACCTGTCGTGAGATGGGTGCTTTTATTTGACTTTTGAAAGATATTGAGGTATCATAAGGCATACATAAATATGCTATTTACAGTTTTGGTGTTTATAAGCAAAATGGTGTCAGTCAATTATGAACGGCAGATCTCTAAGAATGTTAAACTTAAAGTGAATATTTTAGGAGGTGCGATTATGCTGGTACATGAGATGATTGCAAATCAAGGAAGCGTTAACGGTATTTGTTGTGATCGGCTACAATGAACACCTGTTTGCACTGCTGAAACTGAATATAGACTAATACCGTGGGGTTCGATTCCCCAGATCACACTAGAGCATTCTTTTTGAGAATGCTCTTTTCTTTTACCCAAAACAACACGAATCGAGGTGATCGGACATGGCCAGAGCGCCGGATCCGAGAATAGCACAGGCGAAGACCATGTATCTGGAAGGTCAGAAATTGGTTGAGATTGCAAGTCAACTAAATCTGCCGGAAGGCACGGTCCGTCGCTGGAAGTGTACACATAAGTGGGATAACGAACGTTCGGATAAGAAAAGCGAGCGTTCGCAAAAGCGTAAGCGTGGGGCTCAACCTAAAAACCAGAATGCCATCGGCAATAACGGCGGAGCTCCGGAACAGAATAAAAATGCAGAAAAGTTCGGTTTCTTCTCGAAGTATCTTCCAGAAGAGACCGTTTCTATTATCCAGGAAATGCCGTCCGATCCGTTGGACGTGCTCTGGGATCAGATTCAGATCGCCTACGCTGCTATCATTCGGGCTCAGCAGATCATGTATGTGCGTGACCGGGACGATAAGACAATCGAAAAGATTGAAGAAAAGGATGGCAACGTGATCGGGGAGCGCTGGGAAGTGCAGCAGGCTTGGGACAAGCAGGGCAAGTTCCTGCAGGCGCAGGCCCGGGCACAGTCAGAACTTCGCAGTCTCATTAAACAGTATGATGAGCTGCTACATAAGCGCTGGGATCTTGCCACGGAGGAACAGAAAGCCCGCATTGCCCAGATTCGGGCGCAGACGGACAAACTTAAAGGTACTGACAATGATGCGGCACTGAGCCGCCTGGATGAAGTCCTGAGTGAAATCAAAGGGGTTGTGTAAGATGCCATTTTCAGATAAACAGCAGGAATTCTTCCAGAACGCAAGTCACCGCTGGAATATAAAGGTGGGGGCAACGCGATCAGGAAAGACCTATATGGATTATTACGTGATACCCAAGAGAATCCGGGCCAGGATTGGCAAAGAGGGGCTTGTGGCAATCCTGGGCGTGTCAAAGGGCACGATCCATCGTAACATCATCGAGCCGTTGCAGCATATTTGGGGCACAAACCTGGTGGGGGACATCAATTCCCAGAACATTTGCTTGATGTTTGGCGAATCGGTTTACTGCTTGGGCGCTGAGAAAGTTAGCCAGGTATCCAAAATCCGAGGTGCTTCACTGAAATACTGCTATGGTGATGAGGTGGTGGATTGGAATCAGGATGTGTTCAACATGCTAAAATCCCGTCTCGACAAGCCATATTCCTGTTTCGATGGAGCATGCAACCCGGACGCACCGCAGCACTGGTTTAAGCAGTTTCTGGATTCTGATGCGGACATCTATTGCCAGAAGTATGAGATATTCGACAATCCCTTCCTGAGCCCGGTATTCGTGGATGAGCTCCGCAAGGAATACAAGGGAACGGTTTTGTATGACCGGTACATTCGAGGCCTGTGGGTGGCAGCGGAAGGCTCCGTGTACAAGCTTATGTGTGACGCGGTATCGAGCGGTGCCATTAATCCATTTGCTGTATTCGAGAAGCCGAAGAGCATCATGCAGATCAACATCGGTGTGGACTTCGGCGGTTCTGGATCCGGTCATGCGTTTGTGGCTACATCCTATTCCAGGGCCTATTTAAGTATCACGGCGCTGGCCAGCGAGCGGCACATGAGCAAAAACGGCAGCATTGATCCGGACAAGCTAGGTGATTTGTTTGTGGACTTCTGCCTGAAGATCATCAACCTGTACGGATTCATTACTGTGGTTTACTGCGATAGCGCCGAGCAGACGCTGATTGCGGGCATGAGGACGGCGGTGAGAAAGGCGGGGCTTGGATGGATCCGGATAGAGAACGCATTAAAGACAACCATCAATGACCGGATTCGGTTTACACAGCGGATGCTCAGCCAGCACCGCTTTTTCTATGTCAAGGAGCAGTGCCAGAGCCTGGAAGATGCCATGACAACAGCACTGTGGGATGAGAAGAAAAGTCTCGTGGAAGATGTGCGGCTGGATGATGGCACCAGTGATATTGATACGCTGGATGCCTTTGAGTACACATTTGAGCGGGATATCAGCCGGTTTATCCGGTACGAATAGAGGTGATGATTATGAAATTTTCAAAAATGCTGACGGCAATCACGGAGATTCTGAACCAGAATGCGGATACCGAAGTTGATGTCTGCATGACTTATGAGATGGCCCGGAAGATTGAACTGTGGACAGCTATGTACGAGAACAAGGCCCCATGGTTGGATCGGAAGATTGTGAAGAGCGCGCAGATTCCGGCAGCTATTGCCTCTGAAGTTGCCCGTCTGGTTACGCTGGAGATGAAATCAGAGATAACCGGAAGCGCTGCGGCAGAGTATCTGAACGACCAGTATCAGAAAAAGGTGCTGTCTGGACTGCGGCGGTATGCGGAATATGGCTGCGCGAAAGGCGGGCTGATCTTAAAGCCATATGTGACCAAGACGGGGCTGACGGTCCAGTATGTTCAGGCGGACTGTTTCTTCCCGCTGTCATTTGATGATTCCGGAAGGATTCAGCAGTGCGTATTTACGGAGCAGTTCCGAAAGGGTAAGAAAATCTACACGCGCCTGGAAGTGCATGAGCTGCAGGGCGAGCAGATCCGGATCACGAACAGGGCATTTGTTGCAACCAACGATTATAGCTTGGGAAGCGAGATCAACGTGAACTCTGTGGATCGGTGGTCTGAGCTGGAGCCGGAGATGATTCTTGCGGGATCAGACCGGTTGCTGTTCGGATACTTCCGGGTGCCGTTGGCAAATGCTACCGACTCAGACAGCCCGCTTGGCGTATCGGCATATTCCAGGGCACCGGAGCTGATTGAGGAAGGTGACCGGCGGTATTCCAATATCTGCTGGGAGTACGAGGGAACGCAGCTGGCGGTGCATGCGGCGACAACATTGTTTAAATATAACCGCGATATGGATAAGTTCGAGTATCCTGGCGGCAAGGAACGGCTGTACCGCAATGTGGAGTACAACTCCGGCGCAACGGACAAGCCTTTTATGGAGACGTTCTCCCCGGAAATCCGGGATACGGCGCTGTTCAATGGTTTCAACAACCAGATGAAGCTCATCGAGTTTGCATGCTGCCTGGCATATGGTACGCTGTCAGATCCTCAGAACGTGGATAAGACGGCAACTGAGATCAAGACGAGCAAGCAGCGCTCCTACACCTTCGTTTCTGATACGCAGCAGGCATTGCAAAAAGCCCTGGAAGATTTGGTGTACGCTATGAACTTCTGGGCGGTGCTTTACGGTCTGATTCCGCCGGGAGCGGAATACCAGGTATCTTTTGACTGGGATGACAGCATTGTGGTAGATGCCGAGGAAGATCGGAAGAGAGATCGCGAGGATGTTGCCATGGGCGTTATGTCCCTGGCAGAGTACAGGAGCAAATGGTATGGAGAGACCCTGGAAGAGGCAGAAAAGAACCTTCCGGCGCCTGCCAATGTAGAGGAGTGATCTGATTGACGCCAGAAGAACTTGAAAAGCTGCCGAAGCCGCTGGAGCGGATCATGACAGCTCTGGAGCTGAATATCATGTCTGAGATCATCGAGCGCATCAAGGGAGCGGCGCAGATTACTCCGGTCACGGACTGGCTGCTGAATCGGCTTAGTATCATCGGGGCCAGTAAGCGACGCATGAAGCAGATTCTGAAAGAAGCACTGGAGACGGCAAATCTACAGGTGGATGACATTTATGATCAGGCTGCCAGATCGGATTACACCAGGGCAAAGGCAATCTACGAAGCTGCATGGCAGGACTACACGCCGTATGAGGATAATAAGTATCTGCAGCAGGTTGTTGATGCTGTCAGACGGCAGACAAAGGATACCTTGCGGCCATATGAGAACATCACCCAGACTACCGGCTTTAACATTTACATGGGTGGCAGGCGGACATTTACTCCGTTGTCAGAGTATCTGGAATGGAGTTTGGACAGGGCTATGCTGGGGATCACAACCGGCATGAAAACGTACAGTCAGGCAATCGGTGACGTGATCGATGAGATGACATCAAGCGGCGTCAGGGTGGTTGATTACGCGTCAGGCAAGTCGGACCGCATCGAGGTGGCTGCCAGAAGGGCGGTTATGACCGGCGTGGCTCAGATGACGGACAAGGTCAATGAGAAGAACGCAGAGGAGCTACATACCGATTACTGGGAAGTAGACTGGCACATGGGAGCCAGAAACACCGGAATAGGTTTCATGAATCATCAAAGCTGGCAGGGTAAGGTATATTCCTCTGAGGAGATGCGCACGGTTTGCGGCCTGGGCGAGATGCTAGGATTTGCCGGGATTAACTGCTATCACATTCGCTTTCCCTTCATCCCTGGCGCATCAAAGCGTAAGTATACGGATGAGTGGCTTGCGGAGCAGAATCGGAAGGAAAACGAAAAGAAGACCTACCACGGCAAAGAATATGACACCTATGCAGCACTGCAGTATCAGCGGAAGCTGGAGCGCACGATCCGGAAGCAGAAGCAAGACATCAAGCTCCTGGAGAAGGGCGGAGCTGACAAGGATGATCTGACGGCGGCACGGTGCCGGAAGCGTCTGACAGAGAAGACCTATACGGAGTTTTCGGCTGCGATGGGATTGCGGCAGCAGAGGGAGCGGCTGAAGGTCGGCGAGGTAAATCCGACCAAGGAAGAACTGGAGGCTATTGAAAACCGGAAGAGGATTGCTATAATAAAAGCAAAGTTAAAGGAATTGGGTTTCCGGGGGAAAATTAATCTTGAACCGAGCAAAGTGGATTTTGAAAAACTCAGTTTTGATAGTGAACACATTAACGATGAACGGCAGCACGAAGTAACTTTTGATGAAGCAAAGAATTTTATCCGCCGGGCATCATTTTCGGAGATTGTCTGGAAGGGGCAGTTTGAACGGTATTACAGTGAAGATGGAGCTGCATACGTAAGAACATCGGATGCATTTATCCGTACTGCATTTAAGCGGGAAGAGTATTCTGACAACATTTTGAAAGCATTGGAGGTAGTGAGACGTGGATGATGATAGATTTGTAAATTGTCCTCTTGTGGATGAAATGATTGAGAATATTGATTGCATCGAAAATGTGGATGCGGTTGATGGACACTTAAAGGCGGACAAGCTTCCTGAGCGGTTTAAGAAAAAAGCCGATTGGAAAACAATTTGTAAGAATTGTAAATGGCATAATTATTAATACCACCGGTTAGTAGACTGGTGGTATTTTTATAGCCATTTTAGCGTTGCGACGTCGCAACAGCAGGGAGGTGAGCACATGAATGTATTAACCTGGTTCCGGCAGCATTATTGCCGGCACAGCTACCGCAAGCATTGGAGCCGGGCATCCGGCCAGTTCGGCGGGTATGTGCGGCGGTGTACAAAACGTAATAAGATTGAGCAGTAAGCACGCAGAGATGCGTGTTATTTTTATGCAAAAATTTGTCCGGAATGACGTAAAACTATCGGCACATGGGATGCGACCCCGTAAAAAGTGTAGTTGGAAAGGAGCAATATGAAAAGAAAGTTTTTGGAAGACATGGGACTGACCAAGGAGCAGGTTGACAGCATTATGGACGAGAATGGTAAGGATATTGAGGCCATGAAGTCTGAGCGGGACAATTACAAAACCCAGCTTGCGACAGCCCAGCAGACGCTGAAAAGCTTTGAGGGCGTCAATGTTCAGGAACTGCAGGGAAAGGTTACCCAGCTGACCGCAGATCTGGCAGCCAAGGATACTGAGTACCAGAAGCAGCTTGCCGACCGTGACTTTAATGACCTTCTGAAAGAAACTGCAGCAGGCTTTAAACCGCGCGACCTGAAAGCTGTCATGCCATTCCTGGACGTGGAGAAGCTGAAAGCCAGTAAGAACCAGGAGAGTGATATTAAGGCAGCCTTTGAGGCAGTCAAGAAAGATAACGCTTACCTGTTTCAGGATGTCAGTATTCCCCGGGTGGTTTCCAGTACTCCTGGAACGAGTGCTCCGGGATCAGAGGACACGAAGACAAGAGCAAACGATGCCTTAAGAAGTATCTTGGGCAGAGAATAAGGAGGTAATTTATGGCAACGAATATCATTAACAGAGCGGATGCAGAGGCGATCATCCGCCAGCAGATCGTAGAACATGTATTTCAGGACGCGCCGAAGCAGTCCACCTTTATGAGCATGGCAAAGAAACTGCCGAATATGACCAGCAACCAGACCAGAATCCGCGTACTGGATTTCCTGCCGACCGCGTACTGGGTAGACGGCGATACCGGCATGAAGCAGACCAGCCGCCAGGCATGGGACAACGTGTATCTGGATGCTGCGGAGCTGGCAGTTATCGTTCCGATCCCGGAAGCAGTACTGGACGATGCGGAGTTTGATATCTTCGGCGAGGTAACTCCGAGGGTTATGGAGGCTATCGGTCAGAGAGTCGACTCTGCAGTTATTTTCGGAGAAAACCGCCCGAGAGTATGGCAGAACGATATCATCACCCTGGCACGTCAGTCTGGTAATAATGTAGCGCCGGGATCCAGCCCGGATTATTATGATCTGCTCCTGGGCGAGGGCGGCGTGATTTCCAAGGTTGAGGAAGATGGATACATGGTAACCGGTGCGCTGGCGGGCATGAAAATGAGAGCGAAGCTGAGAGGCATCAAGGCAACTGATGGTACTCCAATTTTCAAGAGTGACATGCAGGGTTCCACCAATTATGCGCTGGATGGTGCACCGATGCACTTCCCGCAGAACGGCGCTTTTAATACCAGCATTGCGCAGCTGGTTGTAGGTGATTTTAAACAGGCAGTATACGCAATCCGTCAGGACATCACCGTCAAGATTCTGGATCAGGGCGTTATTCAGGATCCGGTTACCAAGGAAATCGTTTACAACCTGGCTCAGCAGGACATGGTTGCGCTGCGTGTCGTATTCCGCATGGGCTGGGCGCTTCCGAACCCGGCAACCAGAATGGATGAGGATCGTGTAGGCTGCCCGTTTGCATACCTGGAGCCGGCAATTCCTGTTACCACTCAGGCTGTTACCTTTACCGTAAAGGATAACCAGAGCGAAGCAAAGCCGGTAGAGGGCGCGATCGTAGATGTCAATGGTTCCAGAATCAAGACTAACACATCCGGTGTGGCTGTATTCAATCTGAGACCGGGCACTTATCCGGCTAAGATCAAAAAGACCGGATACAGTCAGATTACGGAAACCGTAACGGTAGTTTCCTCCGCGGTAAGTAAGGCTATTACTCTGATCCCGACTACCTGATAAGGAGGTGTGCTGATGATTTATGCGGATGAAGATTTTTACAAAGAAAAATATCTTTTAGGACGGAAGCCGGTCATCAGCACGGGTTTCCCCTTTTATGCCCGTCAGGCCAGCCAGGTGATTGATCGGTACACGTTCGACAGACTGGTTGCTCAGACGGAAGTTTCGGAAGAGGTCCGGATGTGCTGCTGTGAGCTGGCCGAGGCTGCGTATCGACACGAGAAAGTGGAAAAGGATTCATCTGGAAAGACTTCGGAAAAGATCGGAACCTATTCCGTTTCCTACGGAGCTGCGCAGGAGATGAACGACGCTGCGGCAAAAAAGGAACGTCAGATTGTCATGAAGTGGCTGGACCATACCGGCTTGTGCTATCAGGGGGTGGAATGATGTTTACCAATGCAGATGTGACATTATATCTGTACCGGAAATCCGGGAAGGACGTCAGCTACCTCCGGCAGCCTGTTGAGGAGGTCTACTGGGAGGATGTACAGCAGAGCACATTCTTAAAGACCGGTCAGCGGGACGTGACATCGGTACTATTGGTGATCCACCTGGAAAGCTTGGCAGAGCCACTTGCCTTTACACAGGGCAAGGACTTGGTGGTTAAGGGCATCGTCGAGGATGAGATTGACGGCAGTAGCCAGGAAGCACTTTCAAAATCTCTGGCTGCGTTGAAGGAAAAGCACCATTACTTGACCGTCATCACGGTGGATGAACGACTGTATGGAAGTGAATCGGTTCAGCATTATGAGCTGTCCTGCAAGTAGGAGGTGCCGTGGTGAAGGTAAAAGCAGAGATAAAACCAGTGCAGCAGATTCTGCAGAATCATGGTCTCTGGGAAGGTGGGCCGGTCCAGAAGCTGGTAGACAGTGAGTGCATGCGGTACATGGGTGATTACATGCCACGGCGTCAGGTTGGTGAGCTAGAACATATGATGGTGCTGGCCACTACAATCGGATCCGGAGAGATTGATACTCCCGGGCCTTTTGCGCATTACCTGTACGAGGGTATCCTGTACGTTTCACCAACAACCGGAAGCGCCTGGGCGAAGAAAAACGAAATTAAAGTGCCGACCGGGAAAGAACTTATCTATGCCGGTGCTCCGATGCGCGGAAAGAAGTGGTTTGAACGTATGAAGGCCGATCATAAAGAAGATATTCTCCAGTCGGCGAGGAAGGCGCTCAGCAAGGGAGGCAGCTTATGACGATTATTGATTATATGCGCCAGAAACTCACGGAGTATCCGAAAATTTCAGAATTTCTGGCGGGAGATGATATCCATATCGATTTCACGGAACCGGATCCGGTGAATTATGGACTATCCAGCACCGGAGATGCGCTTCTAAAGGAGGATGTGCTTGGCAATCAGATCCGGCAGCATAACTTCACCATGTATGCTGTGGGGCAGTCCTTTACGGATTACAACCGGATTGCAAACAGCAATTTCCTTCTGGAGCTGTCCTACTGGCTGGAAAATCTTCCGGAAGAGTATGGCATCGAGGTAAATATCAGAGAGAAGGCAAGAGTAGCAGTCTTTTTAAGAGCAACCACAGCAAATGCTATGAGCATGGGACTGATGGGAGAGACAATTGACCAGGGCGTTATGTATCAGCTGCAGATACAGGCCCGCTATAAAGTTGAAAGTGAGGAAGAATAAATGGCAGATAAAGCACCTGTCGCAGGACAGAAAATTAAAAGAAAATTTATGGCGCATTTCATTGACTCAGCACTCCCGGGAGCAGGAGAGCCGGCATATGTCCGGTTGGGTACCGATCTGGAAGAGTTTAATGTAGAGATGAATGCCAATGTAGAGACCAAAAACAACATTATTGGTGATACATCGGTTACTCTGGACAGCTACCAGCCGCAGGCTTCTGCAGATCCGTATTATGCAGTTGTCGGTGATTCGCTGTTTGAACGTCTGCAGGATATCGTGGATGAGCGTCAGACGCTGGATGATCTGAAAGCAACCGTTGTGGAAGTACACCTTTGGGATGAAATTTCGGAAGCAGCAGGTTCTTTTGTGGCTTACAGGGAAGAAGTTATTATTGAGGTATCCAGTTATGGTGGCGATACAACTGGTTATCAGATCCCGTTCAATGTGCACCACACTGGAAACCGTGTGAAAGGTAAATTTGTACTTGCAACAAAAACTTTCACCGCAGATTCCGAGTGAAGAGCAGAGCCGGCAGCTGCAGAAGATGCGTTGCCGGTATTTTATGATGCAGATCAGGAGGTAGAGAGTGATGGCGAAAATGAAGAGCCTGGTATTTGATGATGGTTATGAAAGCTTTGCGGTAAATGGTGATCTGACCAGAGTGATTCGGTTTAACCCGGCAGATCCGGAAATCCTTAACAGATTGCTGGATGTGCGGAAAAAGTTCCAGAATTATCAGGTACCGGAGAATATTGAACTGAATCCGGATGGAAGCCCCAAAAGTGATTTAGAGGTAGATGCTGCATATGTGGCAGAATTTTCCAATGCGATGCGGATGGCTTTTGATGGCATTTTTAACAGTGAGGTGTACGATACCATCTTTAATGGCCAGTCTCCGTTATGTATCGTAAAAGGCCGCTATCTGTTTGAGCGGGTTATGGAAGGGCTGTTCAATATTATGAGCCCTGCCCTGGAGACTTACAACAAGGAAAATAAGAAAAAGATGGGGAAATACCTCCGTGATTTGTCATGATCGGCGAACTTCCTAAAATCCTAAAGGTTGGGGATGAGTTTTATCCCATCGAGACAGATTACCGGAACATCCTTGTGATCCTCCTGGCCTGCGCAGATCCGGATCTGGAACCGGCTCAGCAGCTGGAGATCATGATGCGGCGCTTGTACCGTGACCGGTTTAAGGAAATACCTTCGGATCTCTGGGAAGAGGCTGCAAGTCAGGCCCGATGGTTTATTGACTGCGGACAGGAAGCGGATGAGAAGAAACCATCCAAAAAACTGATGGACTGGGAGCAGGATGAGCGGATCCTCTTTCCGGCAATCAATAAGGTGGCGGGATACGAAACCAGGTCAGTCCCTTATCTTCACTGGTGGACCTTTGCTGGCTATTTTATGGAGATCGCGGAGGGCACCTTCTCAACGGTCCTTGGAATCCGTCAGAAGATGGCCAAGGGTAAACGCTTGGAAAAATGGGAGCAGGAGTTCAGGAGGGAAAATAAGGATCTCTGTGATCTGAAAACGCGGTACACTGCGGAGGAGCAGGCTGAAATTGATTACTGGAATAAGCTGCTGGGTTAGGGCGCTGGAAGGAGTCTTATTTTATACCCGGAATTGAGGTGATAGTGTATGGCAGATGGTAGTTTAAAGTTCGACACAAAAATTGATACCGGGGATTTTGATAAGAGCATAGCAATGCTCAGTAAGGCTGTAGAGCGTTTCTCGACAGCTGTGGACAGACTATCCGGGAAGATTACAAATGGCTTCCAGGAAGCCGGAACAGCGGTGCAGGAGACCGGTCAGAGAGTGGCTGATGCGTCAAAAGATGTTTCTTCCATTGGTAATGCTGCAGATGATGCAAAGAATCATGTGGAAGATTTGCAGAAGCAGATGGAGAAGATTAAAGTTGATCAGGATCCTGGCGGTACCCATCTTTCTGATGCGGAGGCTGCGGCGAGCAAGAAAGTTCCTGTTAACGATTCATCTGCATATGGTTATGATGCTTCGGCTGTACAGTTTGTGAATCAGTATGGGCAAAAAGTTCAGCAGACGGCGGAAAAGGTTAATAAGCTTCGGCAGGATATTGAGCAGCTGAAAGGCCAGCTGAAGAGCCTGGAAGGCCAGGGCTTTTATTTTGGCGATGATGAATATGACCAGGCATATATAAAGCTGGCAGATCTGAAGAGAGAGGTTGCTGAGTATAAGCAGACGATTCTGAATCCGGTTGATGAAAACACGATGGAAGGCCAGATTGAGAGCCTGATCAAAAAGATATCGGAGCTGAAAAATGCCGGTAAAGGTTTTGGCGATGATGAGTATGATGAACTTTACCGTAAGCTGGCCATCGCAAAAGAGGAAGCAAAGAATTATGCTGCGGAGCTTGCCAAGACTCCAGCCATGATTGAAAAGGAAAATCAGCTTTTGGCGCAGAAACAGGCAAAGGAAGAGGCGCTTGCACAGAAAGAAGCCCAGAGGCAGGCCGCAGCAAAGGCCCGGGAAGATGCCAAGATAGCTGCAGAGGAAAAGGCATTGCAGGTGAAGCTTGCGGCTGATGCCAAGGAGATGATGGAGCAGCAGAGGCTTGAAGGAATTGCCCAGGCGGCACAGGTATCGTCCAGCGCAGTCGTAAAACTTCGCGAGGAACTGACGCAGCTGAATGCCAGACAGGCAGATCTTGGTAAAGCCGGCATGGGTCTTGGCTATCAGGAGTACGATGCCAACGCTCAGCGAATTGCAGAAATTAATGCTCAGCTTGCAGAGTATAAGCGCCAGCTTGGCCAAGGACAGCAGCAGACCAGCAAGTTTGCGGCAATAACGCGGGCCGGATTCAACATGGCTTGTAGGGCAGTACATAGTTTTGGAAAAGCTGTTGGTGATGCAACTGTAGGCAAAGCAAAGCGTGCGGTTAACAGTATCCGGAGTTTGGGAAAGACATCGAGCATTGCGAGTAAAAGTGTTTTGAAACTTTCCAATATGTTTAAACTGATGCTGATCCGCATGGCTATGCGTGCAGCAATCCAGGCAGTAAAAGAAGGTATGGAAAATTTGGTCCAGTATTCAGCTGGAGCCAATAAGTCCATGTCGGAGCTTTCTTCAGGTTCTATGTATCTGAAAAACAGTTTTGCTGCAGCATTTGCTCCGATTCTGTCCATCGTGGTGCCGCCGCTTACAACGATTATCAACCTGCTGGCCACAGCGGTCGGATGGATTAATCAGTTTTTTGCGGCACTTGGCGGGGGTACTACCTTTATAAAGGCCAAAAAGACCAACGAAGATTATGCAAAGAGCCTGAAAAAGACCGGCGGTGCGGCCTCAAAGGCGGGGAAGGAAGCCAATAAAGCCCTGGCGCCTTTTGATAAGCTGAATAAGCTGGAGGAGAAATCCGGCAGCGGAGATGGCGGCAGTGGTGGCAGCGGGACAGATCCATCCCAGATGTTTGAGACAGCAACCATCGACAAAGAAATCAGTGATTTTGCAAATAAGTTGAAAAATATGTGGAATGCTGGAGACTGGAAAGGCATTGGACAGCTCCTGGGGCAGAAGGTCAACGAGATGATTGATTCGATTGACTGGAATGCCGCCGGCCATAAATTTGGTTATGGTATTAATTCCGCAATTCAGATGGCTTACTGGTTCCTTGATACTGTAAACTTTACCAATATCGGTTCTCATATCGCTGAACTGTTTAATGGCGCGCTGAGTGAGATTGATTTTTATTATGCCGGGGGGCTCCTGGTCAAGGGTATGACAATCATACCCGATATGATAATCGGATTTTTCACAACGCTTGACTGGGGACTGGTCGGAGTAAGCATCTCAGATTTCCTGATCGGTGCGTTTGATGAGGGAACGAAGTTCTTTCAAAAATATGACTGGTCAGGTCTTGGATCAACACTGTGGCAGAAATTCAAGGATTTAGTGGCCGGAATTGACTGGGGTGATATTGCCACCAGTACGTTCACGTTTTTCGGAGCGGCAATCCGGGCGGCACTTGGTTTCCTGGGAGGATTTTTCGGCAGTGTAGGAGCTGATATCAAAAAATGGTGGGATACGGAAATCAAAGGACAGGACTGGAAAGAGACTGCGGCTAATCTGCTGAAGGCGCTTGGTGAAGGCTTTGTTAATATCGGCACCTGGGCCTTAGAAAATATTGTGGATCCATTCTGTGCGGCACTTTTTGGCGAAGATGTTTGGTCCGATGTAAAAGAAGCAGGAAAAGATATTTGGGATGGTTTCTGTGAGGGTGTTAAGCAGTTTTTTACAAATCCTGGAGCATTTATTAAGGCCAATATTACGGATCCGTTTGTAAAAGGCGTGAAGAATCTTTTAGGTATTCACAGTCCATCAACGGTGATGAAAGAGATTGGCGGTTATACAGTTGAAGGATTTAACGCAGGCGTTGAATCCGGGCAAACAGGCACGCAGGGCGTAGTCCAGAAGTGGGCGTCTAAGGTTGGCGAGTGGTTTTCAGAAAAGCTCGGTATCTCATCCAACAAGGATGCGAAGGAATCCCAGGACTGGGCGGAAAGCATTATGTCTGGCTACAATGATACGATTGACCGGAATTATACACAGTCTCAGTCTGTGATGGAAAAATGGGCCGACAGTGTAAAGAGCTGGTTCTGGGGTGGGGCATTCAGCAGCGGTGCCTCAAATGGCCTGTATCAGGATTTTTACAATATGGGCCGGATGATTAATCAGGGCTTTGTAAATGGAATCAACGACTTTTCACATCTTGCACGGAATGCAATGCAGAAATGGGGTTCGCAGCTGGTTACTGAAGCCAAAGCGGAGCTGGACATCCATTCCCCGTCCCGGGAAGCATATTCCATCGCGGAGTATTTCATCCAGGGATTTAATAATGGCGTGTCTGACATGACCGGTAGCTCCGTGAGCATGGCGCAGAAGTGGCTGAGTGGTGTGACCGATGTATTTGACGGTGTGCAGTTAGATCTTCCGGTGGGCTTATCCATTCCAAATGCATCATCTTACCTGCCGAGGATGGCTCTTGGGACCGTGGTACCGCGTCAGGCCGGCATTTACTCACAGCAGAGCCGGAAGGATGACAGGGACAACAGCGCGGACAATATCAGCCTTCTGCGGGAAATCAAAAATATGCTCGCCCGGCTGCAGAACGACAGCGGTGGAGATATTACGGTAACGGCAGTGCTGGACGGAAGAGTGGTATATGAAAACGTAGTGAAACGCAACCGGTTAACGAAGAAACAGACGGGTAAGAACCCGCTGCTCGTGTAAAGGAGGAAGGGCAATGGCATTTGAAGGATGGCTCATCAAATTTGGAAGCACTGTCCTTCCGAACAAGTACCTGGAGAAGTACAAAGACAGGCCGAATCAGAGGCTGGAACTGGATGCCTCCAGAGACGCAACAGCACTATTACATCGGCAAACATCCCCGAATTATAAGACAAGCCTGACCGTCCCAATCAGAGAGTTGTATCTGGGAGAAAAGATTGTCTTGAAGGCAATTATTGACGCAGGAATGCTGAATGAGCGGGAGCGGCAGGTATCGGTAACATATTGGAATGATGAAGTGATGGACTACGCATCAGGAACATTTTATATCGCTGACATTGAATATACCATCAAGCATGTGAATGAAAGAAAGCTTGATATGCTGTATGAGTCTTTTGAAATCCAACTCACGGAATATTAAGGAGGGTGCTTATGCTTAGTGTAGATGAACGAGTGAAAGAACTATACCGCGCTGACAGCACAGATAAGCACCTGATTCTGGATTTTTACCGGGATGGCGAGAACGAACCATATCTGCATCTTTCCAGCAGCAATGTGCAGGCAGAATCCATGGAAATTGATGAGTCGCTGTCCAGCAGTGAAAATCTGGATTTTGGCAGCTGTGAAGCCACCCAGTTGAAAATCACGTTGTTTCATATCAGTGATGTCGTGAAGGGGAGCAGGCTGGTTATTTATCAGATGCTGGAAGGCATTTGGCCAGCGGCAGATTTGTTCCCGGGAGATGATATTTTCCCGGATGGGTATAAGATGCCTCTTGGCACTTATATTGTCCAGTCGGCTGAGCGCCAGACAAACCGCATATTCCTGGATATCACAGCTCTGGATCAGATGAGTTTATTCGACGTAAATGTGGCTGAATGGTATAACATCCTACCGTTTCCGATGACGCTGCGAGAGTTTCGATCCAGATTGTGTCAGCATATTGGAGTGACTGAATATGTTCCGGAATACCTCCCAAATGATGGAATGACAATAGAAAAGACGATTGCCGCAGAGGAGCTCTTCGGAAGAGATGCGCTAATCGCTTGTGAACAGCTGAATGGTGCGTTCGGACATTTTGACCGGAATGGTGTTCTGCAGCATATTGTGCTGCAGTCCAACTATGTTTTGACACCAGCAGACTCCCTGTATCCATCAGATGATCTTTATCCGGCGGAGCCAGGTGATATGAATGATCAGGTGTACGATGAGCTGATCACGCAGCACATGTATACTTCCTGCAGATTTGAAGATTATACCGTGAAGTCCATTGAAGCGGTGCAACTCCGACAGGAAGAGGATGACATCGGGGCGATTTATGGAAAAGGAAACTGCCTGATCATTGAGGGTAATTTCCTTCTGTACGGCAAGGGTGACGAAGAACTACAGCAGATTGCAAAAGAAATTTATGGCATGGTGAGTAACCGGCCGTACATCCCTTATGAATGTGACCTGCTGAAAGGACTGCCGTATCTGGAAGTGGGAGATTCACAGCTGATAGAGGCGGATGAGGGTGATATTGTATCGTATGTCATAAAGCGCACCATGAAGGGCATTTATGCTTTGAAAGATACATACAGCGCCACGGGGGAAGAACTCCGAACAGAGGAGCAGGGTGCAAACGCAGAGATCATCCGCTTGAAAGGTAAGGCTGCCTACCTCAAGAAAAACGTTGATGAGGTATCCGCAAACCTGGTAGACCTGGAGAAACAAACGGAAGCCAAGCTTACGATCACAGCGGAAAAAATCGAAGCTGAGGTCAAGCGGGCATCAGAGGCAGAGGGTAATCTATCATCACTAATCAGCCAGACAGCGGAGAGTATCACGCTCATGGTAAAAAAAGGCGAGGTGTCGGCTCAGCTGTCTATCGAGAGCGGCGGCATCGATATTAAAGGTGACCGCTTCAGCTGGACAGCTACAAACTCATCATTGACCGCAGACGGAACGTTGACGGTTAATCAGGGACTTTTTAAGGGCTCCATTGATGTTGGCAATGGTCAGTTTACGGTCAATTCAAGCGGCAAAGTTGTAGCGAAGTCTATTGAGGTCGGTACATCATCTTCCAGGGCGGTTTTATACGGATCTACGGTTCTTGCCACGAATTTTTCCTGCAACAGCAGCTTTACGGTTGACTGCTATGCCAATATGGCCGACATTGGAGGCAATACGATTAGTTGCGGTACGTTGCGGGCTAATCATATTTATGGCTCCATAGATGACTTCTCAGATCGGCGTCTGAAGCAAAATATCCATCCCGTGGATGCGGAAACGGCGATCAGGATCATCAAGCAGCTGAAACCGGTATCCTACAGCATGAAACGGTATGACCGGGAGGGAGTCGGCTTTATTGCGCAGGATGTACAGAAAATCTGCCTAAAACAGGGCATAGATTTGCCGCTGTATGGCAGACGGGGAAAGTATCTGACTATCCCGTATATCAACTACGTTCCTCTCCTGGTGGCGGTGGTGCAGAGCCAGCAGAAAGAAATAGACAGGCTGAAACGCCTGATCGGATAGGAGACACATGTATAAATTATCGAAAGAGCAGCGCGGGTCGTTGCTCTATATTTTTGAACATCTTACCGTAACAGGACCGGATCAGGCAGCACTGCTTAGTAATGCTGCAGTGATTGTGCGTGGTTTAGAAAACGAAGAAGAGGAGGAAACGCAGAATGGCAGTAAAAACAGTACAGGCCGTCATTAATGGAACGACTGTCACGCTGACTTATAACAGTAGCACCGGAAAATACGAGGCAACGGTAACGGCCCCGTCAAAGTCCAGCTACAATGTGAATTCCGGCCATTATTATCCGGTCACAATTAAGGCAACCGATGAGGCAGGTAACACGACCACGAAGACAGATACGGACGCGACATTGGGTGGCAGCCTGAAATTAAAGGTAAAAGAGAAGGATGCTCCGGCAATCACTATCAGCAGCCCAACCGCTGGCTCTTACATTACCAACAACAAGCCGACGGTCAAGTGGAAGGTTACGGACGCTGACTCTGGAGTTAATCCGGCCACTATCGGCATTACGATTGACAGCGGCAGCAAGGTAACTGGTGACAGCATCACAAAGACTGCAGTTACAGGTGGCTATGAGTGTACCTACACACCAACAGCGGCGCTTGCTGATGGCAGTCATACTATCAAGATTGACGCATCTGACTTTGATGGCAATGCTGCGGGCCAGAAGAGCGTAACCTTTAAGGTTGACACCGTACCGCCGACCTTATCCATCACCGCTCCTGCAGACAAGCTGATCACAAATAAGACTGCAATTACCGTCAAGGGTACTACCAACGATAAGATATCCAGCCCGGTTACCGTGACTGTGAAGCTCAACAGCGGAGCAGCTACTGCAGTGACTGTAGAAAGTGACGGCAGTTTCAGCAAAGATCTGACTTTGGTCGTTGGCACAAATACCATCACTGTAGTTGCCAGGGATGCGGCAGGCAAGAGCACGACCGTCACCCGTACCGTGACCGTAGATCAGACCGCTCCGGTTATCAAGAGCATCACCATTAATCCGAATCCGGTAGACTGCGGCAAGACCTATATCATTAGCGTGGAGGTCACCGACTGATAAGGAGGCTGCGATGGTCAAACGAGTATTTGGACGCGTAGATGGCCAGGAAGTGGAGCTGTACGCAGATTCTGGGGACCGGTGGAGCGTGCCGATCCCCTTTGATGCGGACGGGGAGTATGTCGTGGAGATTCTAGCTGAGGATGATGCGGGTAATCAGGCGTACATGACCAAGATGCTGTTTGTGGTCAATACGGCGTTGCTCTGCGCACACGTTGAGCCGCTGCCATACTACGGCCAACTCATTGATGTGCTGCCGGATGCCGATGTACTGCCACAAAGGGTGTACGCCGATTTTTGCGGGTGCCTGGATGCGGCGGATATCATCCCGTTTGGATACTATGCGGAGCTGGTCGATCCGGCGTGCGCGGAAAGGAGATAGCTATGCAGAGAATCAGATTTTATGTAGGCGAAAATAAGCATGTCCGGATCCGTATCCATGCACGCAACAATGAGCCGTTCGTGATCCGGGAAGCAACGTGGCAACTAAAAGGCGATTATGACACGGAAGCAGAGGGTGAATGCCTGATTACCGGGGATGTGATAGACGCAATGATCATGCCGCAGAAGAGGACCACCTATAAGCTGTATTTTACCTATAAGGTGGCCGATGAGGTTCTTATGGAGTGTATAGAGGTGGTGGCGGAATAATGGCAGATATCTATATCCAGTCCGTGACGATCACGCCAAATCCCGTGGCCGTGAATGGCAAGGTAAAGATTGCAGTTGAGATATATACTTTATATCCGGCCCTTGATTTATATCCTGCATCGAATCTTTATCCTGGTGCGGACCTCTTTACCCTTTGCCCGGCCACAAACATTTATCCGGGGGCAGATATCGTCCCGACAGAAGGAGGAATCATAGAATGAATTTAAGTAATTTTGTTGCTTATGTAAAGCAGGCTTGGAAGAATAAGCCAGATACCAGCACCCCGTTATCGGCAGAGCGTTTGACGCATTTGGAAGAGGGCATCAAGGGAAACAGTGATGCTATCCAGGAGCTGGCAGCTGCCGTTGTGAGCCAGATTGTCAATGATCCAAATAAGATTGCAAGTATGGCGGCGCTGTATGCGGTCAATCAGAAGGTGACAACGTTGGATGGTAAGGTGGGAGATACCGCGCAGCTGCCGTCCGGGACGGCGGATGTGGCGAGTGCCATCGCTCAGTTGTATAGTAATTTAGAATCTAGTTATTTTAAAATGCGTGTTAAAAATACAATCATGACATTGATGGTGGAAGAATGTGCATTTACTAACGGTGTTGCTTATAAATCATTAGAATCCATATTCGGTAAAGAACCGAGTTTTGTAGGTGGCGTATGCCAGACGAGTGCTGATGGAAACTACTTTTTCACAGCAACAAAAGATGGTGCAAATTTGAAAATCATTATGTCTAACCTAGCATTTTCCGGTAAATATTGGATAACTGCAATTCTTGTTGGTACTATGTGATAATTTAATTTATCGTGAACCAGTCCAACCATCCTGTATTGTTACGAAATCGCAAATAAAGCTTGCTCGTAGCACTATCTATGGCGATTAACGTGAAATATTCTTGAGACATATTTGATGCTAGAGCAATTGCATTAATCCATCCACCACTGTTATTTGGTGCATTGGATGCGCCAGCCCCAGAGTACCAACCAACTTGTGCAATCGTATTCCAGTCTAATAGATTCTCATTTATTAAATACAATGGAGCTTTTAATGCATTCTGTTTTTTGGCCAAATTACTATACAATTTAGCCAGCTGGACGGAAAATGCCCTTTTCTTCTACAATAGCGTGGAAGGAGGGCATTTTATGTTAGAGAAAATACTTGAAAATGTGATCAATGAAATGATGCCACATCTGGATCCGGAGCAGCAGGAGCATCTAAGCAATGTTTTGTATGTCAATTTCCACGGCAAAAAGATCGTGGAAGAGAGCGCAGAGCTTGCCGCTACAGGCATTGACGGTGATGAAGCGAAAATCCGGATGTTCGTGGCCAGTAAGAAGGCCGTGAACCGGAAGACGGAGACATTAAAGCAGTATACGAAAGAAATTTGCAATATGCTGACGTTTCTCGGCAAGCGCCTGGAAGACATCACAGGCATGGATCTGCGGTATTATTATGGCGTGATGCGGGAAAAGCGGGGCATTAAGATGTCGACCATGCAAACAAGGTTGCATTACCTGTCCAGCTTCTGGGATTTTTTAAACTCCGAGGAGCTGATCAGGAGCAATCCGGTTAAAAAGGTGGGCGCGCTGAAACTGGAAAAGACTATTAAGAAACCGTTTACTGCAGAAGAATTGGAAGCCCTGCGGGAAAGCTGCCAGGAGCTTCGGGACCGTGCCCTGGTAGAGTTTTTGTACTCCACCGGAGTGCGTGTCTCGGAACTTGCGGCGCTGAATGTGGCAGATATCGAAATGGGGAAACAGGAGCTGATTGTGTATGGAAAAGGAAGTAAAGAACGCAAAACATATCTGACAGACAGCGCAAGGTTTTATCTGCGCCGGTACCTGCAGGAAAGAGATGCAAAGCCTGATGAGCCGTTGTTTGTAACTCTGGATGCCCCGCACGACCGCTTGAGTGTGGCCGGTATCCAGTATATGCTTCGGCAGCTTGGCCAGCGCGCAGGAGTGACTGGAGTGCATCCGCACCGGTTCCGGCGGACAATTGCGACAGATCTGCTTAATCGCGGCATGCCGATCGAGCAGGTTAAGGAGTTTTTAGGACACGAAAAACTGGATACAACCATGATTTACTGCACTGTGAGGGCCGAGAGTGTAAAGGCAAGCCATCGGAAGTATGCTTAATAGCTGATTGACCTTTCAAAAAGCGGGCGGAGACGGTCGTTTTATTAAGGTTACCCTTTTATAGGGCAGCCGGTAAGTCGGCTGATGCTGGGGCGGCTCAGCTGTATAGTAATTTAAAAGGCTTTCGCGTATACACCAATCTTTCCGATCTAGGACTTTTAAACGATGTTACAGTAAATGATATATTATCAAAGATGTCTCAACCATCAATAGGATTTTTTTATGTTTTAAATGATAACATTAAAAACCTCCCTATAACAACACAGGCAAATTTAATGATATTGAAGGGCGAAGGTCCTAGTGATGTCATTGAGCGTTCAATCTGGACAGGACAGACGTATTTTGGAAAATACGGAGGTGCTAATAAAGTGGAATCTTGGGTACTAATGTCATGATTTTATAAGATAGACTCCGTCAAACCATATATATTTACCATTTAATACCACGGGACAGCCCATGTTGATTGACCTATAATAAATTGACCTGTATAAATTTTCGGCATATTATCCGGATAATATTTAACAGTAACGTATCCATCGGCGTGGTGGAAAAATTCGATATATCCCCATAGTGACGCGTTAGATGGTCTGTCAGCATATTCAACATTTGCAAAACCGAAACCGCCGGTATGAATTCCTTTGGTTTGAATCATAAATGATATGTCGTTTATTAACGATGATGATGTCCTGTTTTTAAAATCTCCGATGCGCTGATACAAGGAATTCACGTACTCTTTATCATTGGATATTTTATTTTCTATTCCCGCAAAATTACTATACAATTTAGCCGACCCCATAAATTCGAAAATTCAAGACCTGAAAGGGCCTTTTATTATACACAAAACCCAAGAAAGGAGATAGAACACTATGGAATCTATCAAAATTGGAACTCAGACTTATGAATTGGTAGCAGACGGCTACCAGCTGCAGCAGGACGGCGGCCGCATCATCTTCCAGCCGGGCGAGAAAACCTTTGAGGAAATTGAGGCTGCGGTATCTGCAGCAACATCGATTGTCCTCCTGGACGATGCAGGAGAGCCGCTGGCATCTCGCACTGATCTGGTGTATGCCGGCCGCATGAGCAAGCAGAAAGACTATGTGATCAGAACCGAGAAAGAAGAGACAGCCGCTGGCGAAGACGGCAATCCTGTATACACCTACAAGGATGTGACCGGTACCGTGATGATCGCCGAATTCCGGCTTCCGGATCTTCGCGAGGCGTACAAGTCCCTGGAAGAAGAAGTCACCAACACCCAGATGGCGCTTGTGGAGCTGTACGAAGGAGGTGAGGCATAATGGCAAGAGTGTATGCAGATTTGGTGCGCAAGGGTAGAATTGCTCTCGATGCTGTACCCAAAAAGATTAGAGCAGATGTTGAAAACATTTTAAACGGTGCCACCCGATAGTTGGCAGAAAGGACTACATATGAGTATCAAGCACAGAACCGAAACCCCGAACATCCTTTACGGCCCGGCAACCGGAGTACCGACTCCGGAACCGCATAATGAGGCCTTAAGCACCGGCCCGGATCACGAGTACCGCAAGGACAGCACTCCAGGTACCGCAGATCATGCAGAGCCGAGACATGTGCAGGGCGGTCCCGGCCACAAGGAGTGCGATCACGAGTAAAGGAGATTTATGATGGTATCATTGATTTTGCAGTACATAGCCACGCACTGGGTTGCGTGGCTTTTTGCATGTATTTCAGGCACCCTGTTGGCGGCATATCACGGTTTGTCTAAGCGGTTAAAAGTAGAAGTGGTAAAGAGCCAGGCTATTAACGCAGCAGTACTGGCTCTGCTCCATGACCGCCTTTACCAGGCCTGCCAGTTTTACATAAGCCGTGGATACTGTACGGTGGGAGACCGGGACAACCTGGAGTACATGTTCAAACCGTACAAAGCTTTGGGTGGCAATGGAACTGGAGAGGAACTTTATAACAGATGTCTGGCCCTGGAATATGGGCCAGCAGAAAGAGAGGATTAAGATATGATGGATTTTGGTATTGCGAGTGTAGCGGCAATCACGGTGGTTTGCTATCTGGGAGGCATGGCTTGTAAGGCATCTGCCAAGGTTAATGACGAAGTCATCCCGGTGGTATGCGGAGTGACCGGCGGTATCCTGGGCGTAGTTGGTATGTATGTGATGCCGGACTTTCCTGCAGCGGATGTGATCAACGCCGCGGCTATCGGCATTGTGTCAGGCCTGGCTGCGACTGGGGTGCACCAGGTTGTGAAACAGGCATCAAAAGCGTAGAAGGAGGTGATCCGGATATCTCCCGCTGGCAGTCCGGGTGATGGCTGCCATTGCGACGTCGCAACAGGAATTATGTAGAATATTGGCATGAAATATGATATGATGTAGGAGCTGCCGAACCTCCAGCAGAAAGGAGGTGAAAGCCACATGGCAGATTTTATTCTCACTTTTCTTATCTCTGTTGTAGCAGGTGTAGTTAGCTACTACATATGCAAATGGCTGGACAGGGATAAATAGGTAGCAGCAGCCTAAACGGAGTGGTTCACCGTACCGAACAAGAAAACCCCAGAGGATTAGGGCCCTCTGGGGTTTTCGTTTTGCCACATGGAATTCTCACTTTCCTTAGCTGCCTACATCATATTCTATTTTGTCCAAAAAGTCAATATGCCATAAAAATCACACATGAAAGAAAAGAGGACAACTTTATGAGAGACATTTCGCTTTGTCACCCGCGCCTTCAGCGTATTGCATCCGCCTGGATGAAAGCCTGCGCCACCGAGGGCATCACCGTGGCCATCAGCGAGACCCTGCGCACCGCCGCAGAGCAGGATGCTCTTTATGCTCAGGGCCGTACCAAGCCGGGTAACATCGTAACCAACGCAAAGGGCAGCAGCTACCGTTCCCAGCACCAGTGGGGCATTGCCTTTGACTTTTATCTTAAGATGGACATCGATGGGGATGGCAAGATCTCCGATGATGCCTACAATGACAGCCAGGGACACTTCCGACGCGCCGCAGAGATTGCAAAAAAACTGGGCCTTGCCTGGGGCGGTAACTGGAAGAGTATCGTGGACAAGCCACACCTTTATCTGCCGGACTGGGGCAGCACACCTACCGCGCTTATTCAGAAGTACGGTACGCCAGAAGAGTTTATGGCTACCTGGGTGCCGGAACAGGTTAAGACCGGATGGCAGCAGGAGGACGGTGGCTGGCGGTTTTACTTCCGGGATGGCAGCGGCAAGTATGTGGTCAACGCCTGGTACAGGGATGAGGATAAGTGGTACTGGTTTGACGGCGCTGGCATGATGGTCCATAACACTTGGTATATCTATAATGGCGGTTGGTATTACCTGGGCGATGATGGTGTGATGCGGATCGGATTGCAGACGGTCAGCGGCAAGTGGTATTACCTGGACGATGATGGCCGGATGGCAACGGAGCCGGTGATGCTCACACCTGATCAGGATGGCGCGCTGCAGTATCCGGGTTTAAGACAGTAAAACAGATGCGCCGTAGTCAATGACAACGATTTGACTACGGCGCATAAATTACGGTATAATATGCTAGGTTGCTCAGAAAAACGAAAATGTATTCGGTAACCAGTTTTGCCTTATTTTGTGCGGAAACTGAGTGATAGCATAACTTACTATATAATAAGTAGATTCACAGGTTCAAGACACTGCAAACTGTGAAACAGTCTGCCTTCTGTCAAGAAAAAACCAATAAATCAAAGGATTTCGCTATTTTGGGAATAAGAAACCACAGAAGGATATGTGATTCATTACGGTTTTATAGAGAAATTCATTGAGGAACTTGGAACGAAGTACCATATAAAAGAAATTGCGTTTGACCGTTGGGGAGCAATGCTGATGATACAGGATTTGGAATGTATGGGATTTACCGTTGTTCCTTTCGGGAAGGGGTATAAGGATATGAGTCCGCCAACGAAGGAACTTATGAAGCTGACACTTGAGGAGCGAATTGCCCACGGTGGACATGAGGTTCTCCGGTGGATGATGGACAATGTGTATGTCAGACAAGACCCTGCCAGAAATATCAAAATGGATAAGGAAAAATCTAATCTACGGAGAAAATCGATGCAGCAGCAACCGTTATGGCACTTGACCGTGCAATTCGTAATCAGGGCAGCGAGGAACGTGTATATGATGGCAGGGAATTCTTGTTTTTAAGAAAGAAAACCTCTCCGGCAGATGGAGAGGTTTGAATGATCATGGTTTTGTTTATGTATCGGAATAAGAACTGCATTTTTCTTCCAGCATTTTGAAATTACAGCATCTTACAGCAAGGGAAGAATCCGGCTTGGCAATGCGCTTCTGGTATAATTTCAGGGCTTTGTTTTGTAGAGTGTCCTGAACATTGTCAATCAGGGCTTTTTCTTTCTGGAGAAGGTAAACATAGTCGGTTTTTTCCTTTTCGTTGCTGAAAGAACGGAAACTTTCTACCTGATTATATTTTAACTGAGTAAGGCAGTTATCAGGAACCGGAATCATATTATTGATATTCAATACAGCATAAAGATATCCGGTGGATTTCTCATGGAGTTTGTGGAAATCCAGACTGTTGGACATTTTCTGATGTTTCGGTTTTGCAGAGGAAATAGGGACATAGTAGTGGAAATCTCCGATAGTAAGAAGAATTACCACATGGAGTTTCAAACGTTCCCCATACTCCACATATCCGACACGGGAATCAAACTGTGTCAGGTAATTTATGTATTTTTTATCGACAACGTACCAATCCATAGAGTCTCCTGAAAAGCAAAAAAGCGGGTGGATTACTCCACCCACTGCTGTTAACCGATTGTTTTAATTGGACAATCTAACCGCTTTTAACCGAGCGTTTTAACTGGACG